CCATTCCATCACCAAGAACTTGCCTTTGCGCTCGCATATACCGTCCACATTGCTTGGCACAAAGTGGGGGTTGTTGGGTATTAATCCTTTAAAGTCTGAGTAGTCTGTGTGCGTGGCATACGCATTACGCATCAGTTTTGTTTGCGTGTTCAAAGGTTCTCTCCTCCAGCTTTTGCGCGGACTCTGACAAATCAACCACGATGTTTAGCAACAGTTCAATGTCACCTTTGGCAAGCGCGGTCTCAAAGAATTTAATGTTCA